CAGCAATACTGCGCTATGCAAGGTGCTGATTGGCGTGAACGCATTGACGAAATGGCAGAAGCACAGGAATACGCTGATTCAAAAGGCGTGGAACTGAACTTTAGCAAGACAGGCGGCGGTAGTGGTAGCGGTTGGGAAAATTGGAGAAACGGAGAATCAAGCGATGGTGAAAATTAAGAAATATGCAAGCAGAGATATTGCACTGAATGGTGTAGACGAAGCCACTCGCAAGGTCAGCTTTACGTTTATGACGGATGCGCCTTGTGATAATTGGTTCGTGCCGGAAAGCTGTCTCTGTGAAAAAGAATGTGTGAACTTAAAGCGGTTCGACAACGGTGTAATGCCTGTCCTGTTTAACCATAACAGGGATGTGGTCATTGGCAGAGTTGATGCAATTCGTTTTGAGGAACACAAGGTAATTGCTGACATCACTTTGGATGACGATGAAGAAGCAAATAAAGTAATGAAAAAGCTGGTATCGGGCAGTTTGCGTGGCGTATCCGTTGGATACATGCGTGAACATACGGTACGGGTGAACGCAGGCAATGAATATCGTGGCGTGAAGTATGATGCCATCACTGATGTTACTGACCTGTGGCAACCTTATGAAGTGTCCATTGTTAGCTGTCCTGCTGACCCGGATTGTGGTGTCGGTAGAGAACTTGCAGAAATAGAAATGGAAATTGAAAACAAGGAGGAAAAAGCAATGGAAAAAGAAAAAGACACCACTATTATGCAGGATAGTGGCAAGGTTGCGGAAGATGCCGTTAAAGCAGAACGTGACCGGGTAACTGAAATCTGTGCGGTATGCCGCCAGTTTAATGTTCCGTCTGAAAAAATGGACGCATACATTAAAGAAGCTAAAACTGTTGATGCCGTTCGCAAGGCAATTCTGGACGACATGGCAGCAGAGCAGAAACCTGCAAAAGTCACTGTGGAAAAGGACGCAGGCGACAACTTTATTGAACGTGCCGTTGACGGATTGGCACTGCATCATGGTGTAATCACTGATGCCGAAGCAGTAAAAGGTGCTGACGAGTACCGCAATGGTTCTCTCCGTGCGATTGCCGAAGATTGCCTGATTGCCGGTGGCATGAGCGAACGTGAACTGCGTCACATGAGCGCACATGAAGTTTTTGAAGAAATGTTCAACTCTCATAGCCGTGCTATGGGTACTGAACAGTTCAGCATGATTATTGACCAGTTTGGCAACAAGACCATGCTGAAAGGCTATCAGGAACAGCCTACTGTATTCCAGCAGTTAGTTTCCAAAGGCAGCAACAAAGACTTCAAACCTACTCATAAGTATCGTCTTGGTTTGGATGGCAAACCTGAACTGATGCCGCCTGAATCTGGTGAGTTCAAGTATCAGGAAATGGCAGATGAAAACATCAGCACTGCTATTCAGACCTACGGCAAGGCTATCAGCTTTACCCGTGAAATCTTTATCAACGATGATATGGGTGCGGTTGTAAAAGCTATCCGTATGCAGGCCGGTGGTTTCCGTCGTTTGCAGGAAGAAATGTTCTTCAATGTTCTGACCAACATTACGTTTAATTCCACCACTCGCAAAAACCTGGTTGTGACCAACAAAAACATTTCCGCAAAAGCATATTCTGAAATGCGTACTCTGATGCGCCGTCAGAAAGACTTTGAGGGCAAAGCGTATGTTGGCGTGTTCCCGGCTTTCATTTTGGCTTCTGATGAAAACTTCTACGACCATGCACAGTTGTTAGCTGCGGCTTCTGATCCGAGTCAGACTAACCCGGGCGTACCTAACATTATGAAAGGTATGATGACCTTAATTACTTCTCCGTATCTGACCGGCAAGGCATACTACGCTATTGCCCGTCCGTCCGAAATGGAAGGTATCGAATATACCACGCTGAATAACGTAGATCGTCCGTATAGCCGCACTGTCATTCCGCAGAGCCATTTAGGTATTGATTATCAGTTCTGGATGGACTTTGGCTTTAACCTGATTGACTATCGTGCGTTTGTTAAAAATGCGGGCGAAGCATAATAAAAAAGGAGGTAAAAAATCATGGCTGTATCTTTCAGACAGGCTGGCAAGCTGATTGAATATACTGCTACTGGTAATGTTGAATACCATGCACCTGTTGCTATCGGCAGTTTGATTGGCATTGCACGGAAATCTGCTGTTTCCGGTGAAAAAATTTCTTGTGACGCAGAGGGCGTTTTCCGGTTTACTAAAGGCAGTGGCGCACTGACCGCTGGTACTCCTGTGACTATCACTGTTGCTACGGCTACTGCTGCGGCTACTGCTGCCGGTGCTACTTCTAACGGTGTGGTATGGGCTGATGCCGCTTCTGATGACACTGTTGTTGATGTAAAAATCAATCAGTTCATTCCTGTGGCCAGCGCATAATGAGCGTTTTAGAAGCGCAACGTAGGGTTGCAAAAAAAGCATTCTTTTCTCTTGACCGCCTGGGCGAACCAATAACCTACAACGGTCAAGAGATAGTTGCGCTTGTCTATATCGGTGCTTCTATGAGCCGTCCAGATTGGAATGATGCCGCAACAGCTATTGAACACGCTAATTTAGCTGACATTGCGACATTTTCCGTCTGTGACGATCCTGACGATGGTGGAGTAACCGAGCCGCAGGAAGGTGACATTATCGTTTATAAGGATACCGAATATCAGGTAGCGCAGATTATTGAACATGATGTTGCCGGAGCGCATTATGTAGTGTTTGCAGTGAAGAACACAAAGGCGTTTGGGCGGTGATGGTATGGAAACATTGGAAATTGATGTAACGGACGAGATTGGCCCGTTACTGGAACGTATGGCGGCACACAATCAAAGGTTTTTGCGTAGTGCGGCAAAATCGCTTGGTTACTTTATGCAAAAGGAAATCAAGCAGGAAGTTAAAACAGGTGCGCCAGGTGGAGCGAACTTTGCACAACGCAGACCACATGAGTTTCGCGCTAAACTGCAAGGCGGTTCTGCCGCCCGTCAGTGGTATGGCAAAATGCTACGTGCTATCGGTTATCAATATGCTGATGGCGTGGTGCGGGTTGGTTGGACAAGCCGGACAGCGGCAACGTATGGACGCAAGCAGGAAGAAGGGTATGAAACGCCTGTAACTCCTGCGGTTCGTAGGCGATACAGAGAAGCAGGATTTAATTTAAGCAAGAAAACCAAATATCTTGTTACTCCTGCCCGTCCTGTGTTTGAACCTATGGCTGGTGTGTTACAACCACAAATTGCACCATATATGCAGATGAAGTTGTACGACTATGCAGAAGAAAATGTGACGTATTCCAAAAAGGCGAGAAGAAAGTATAAGGTGTATGGATAATGGCATTGCAGAACTTGGATATTTCCGACACGCTTATTGAACTTGGTAATTTTATCAAGGACGACGAAGCGGTGCAGGAATTTTGCGAAAATCATTTTGCACAAGAATTGAAAATCTTTGTTGGCGACTTTGCGAGAAAACATATTCCCGTTGCGGCTGATTGTCCATATATCGTCATAACCGACTTCCGCAAAAAGGAAGGACAGAACATTGAGTTTTGCGATTACTACGCTACGGCATTTATCGGTGTATCTGCTGACGATACGGAATATGTGGACATGGACGGAGTGCTGATGCCGGATGTGTACGATGTTGGTGCAAAGTTTATGACACTGATAGAAACAATTTTCAATGATAAAACGAAACGAAACCGTCCGTTGTCAAGATGTGAAACGCTTGGCCCGTATCCGCTTGATGTGCGGCATTGGGTTGGCGAAATGCGCCTAACATGGCGTATTTATCAAACACTTGGCACAACGTATCAGGAAGATTTGTAATTAATTATGGAGGTGATTAAACATGCCTAAACAGGCAATGGGCGTATATTCTGGCATACGCTTTATTCCTGAAGCAGAGTTGGGTGTAACTCCTGAAACTGGCACTGTTCGCAGTATTCCGTATAACTCTTGCACAGTGTCAGCAGAACAGAATAGAACTGCACCTGAAACCATGACAGGTAGGCGTGACCCGGTAGAACCCATCATGGGAAACATTAACGTAGGCGGCAGTATAACTGTACCGTTAGACACTAATGTTTTTGGATGGATTTTGGCACTTGCTTTTGGCAATCCCACTACCACAAGTGTAGCTGGCGGTAAATATCAGCATGTGTTTAAACCAGGCACGGAACAGCCGTCTTTCTCACTGGAACAGGCTTTTTCCAATGGAGATTATTTTGTTGACAAAGGCTGCAAAATTTCTTCTATGGCATTTTCCTTTGGCGGTGATGG